CAGGTATAGAGTGGAGCAGAGTGCTAAACAGAAAGTTTTAGAAGCTTTGGGCCTTAGAAAAAGAAGACCTCAATCCTCACAGATTTACTCTCCAAGCAAAGAACCAAATATGTTTCAAGAATTAGTAGATTATTTTTCATAAAAACAGCATGAGAGAACTTATAGAAAATTGGGTGCACACTGATCTAAGCGTGGTTGACGCACAAGCTGGCTTCGCTCCTTGTCCTTTTGCAAAGAAGGCACTACAGGACGATAGGTTAAAAGTTATCGAGTGTCTGGATCAGGAGGATCTTTGGAAGACTGTAGTAGCACAGTGTAAAAAGCTTACCTCCGAACACTCGGTTGTAATTTGTGTTGAGGAAAATGCAGAGCAGCCTTATGATCAAGTTGAAGCTGCATGTGTAGTAATGAATGAATGGTTTGCTGCTAACAAAATAGATTTATGGTTATTAGCTTTTCAAACAGATTTTACAATGGTATTCATACAAAGGTTGTCAGAGTTAGATGATGCTAGTAAAAAGCTAGAAAAAATGGGATACTACGAAAACTACACAAAAGAAGATTACATAAGTTTAATCTTAACCCGAAGAAGGAAACGAGAAAATGGCTGGAGCTAAAAAGAAAGTTATACGTCGTAACGCTGGCGGCAAGGTAGTAGCTAAAAAAATGATGGGCGGCGTGAACAAAGCCAAGAAGATGGCTATGCGTCGTATGCGTGGAGGCGCTGTAAATAAAAAATAAGGGGCATGTATGGACGTTTATAATTTTATCAGTCAATACAATAAGAGATTGACTGATAGGATGGATGACATAGGTCAATCCATCACAAGTGGTAGTGTTTCCGATTGGGAGGACTACAAGGCAAGAGTCGGCGAAATACAGGGTGTCGCTTATGCTCTTGATGAATTAAAGGCCCTGCTGAAAAAGGTGAATTATGTCGAAGACACTGATAGTACCTGACTACGTTATCGCGCAACGCGAGGCGAAAAAGAAAGCCGAAAAGGCCGCAGAAAAAAAATCCCTTTCAGAAAGAATTCCACAACCTACTGGATGGCGTGTATTAGTCATGCCGTATATGGGTCGTGATAAGACTGAAGGTGGAATATATGTTCCCGATCAAGTTAGAGACCGTGAGTCAAAGGCTACAGTTGTGGCTTATGTCATCAAGGTTGGACCTTTAGCATACAAAGATGCCGACAAATTTGGTGGCGGTGATCCTTGGTGTAAAGAAGGTGACTGGGTGTGTATCGGACGTTACGCTGGCTCTCGATTTAGTATTGAGGGCGGTGAAGTTCGCATTATCAATGATGATGAAGTCATTGCAACCATCGTCGATCCAGACGATATCAAGTCATACGGAGGGTAGTTGTGCCAACTAACGCCGCAGAAATGGAAGAAAAAGAAATTGAAGTTACTGGAACAGTAGAGGAGGATGGATCTGCTGAAATTGAAGTTGTTACTGATTCTTCAATTGGAGACATAGGGTCAGAAGATGAAGTCAAGGATGATCCTGAGTCGAAAGAAGAAGAACTAGACAGCTACTCTAAAAATGTTCGTCAACGTATTAGTCAAATTACTCAGAAGTATCGTGACGAAGAGTCTGCTAGAAAGTCAGCCGTTGATTACGCTGAAGCTGTAAAAAAACAGAATGACGATCTAAAACAACGACTGGAGTCTTTGGATCAATCTTATGTTGGGGAGTTCGACACTAGAATTAAGTCTCAAGTAGACTCTGCCAAGCAAGCGTATCAAAAAGCTTACGACGAAGGTGATGCCGACGGAATGTTCGAGGCTCAAAAGAACATAAGTCGTTTAGCCATAGACGAAGCTCAACTTGACCAAGCTCGTAAAAGGCAGGAAAGAGACAGTGCTGCTAGAGAAGAGGCTCGTAATGCCCCGGCTCCGCAGCAGCAGCAACAACAAGCACAAAAACCTGCTCCTCCTGATCCTAAAGCGGAAGACTGGGCTTCAAAAAATAATTGGTTTGGAACAGACCAGCCCATGACTTATGCAGCTTTTGGGTTGCACAGGCAATTAATTGAGGAAGAAGGATTTGACCCAACGTCCGATGAGTACTATACTGAGCTTGACAGGAGAATCCGCACAGAGTTTCCACAGAAGTTTAAGGAAACAAAACGCGGTGCTTCTGGACCCCGAGTCGCTTCTGCGGAGTCTAGTGCTTCTAAAGCATCGTCAGGTAAGGGGCGCAGAACAGTCAAATTAACTCCTTCGCAGATAGCTATTGCGAAAAGATTAAATGTTCCGCTCGAAGAATATGCTAAGTATGTTAAGGAGTAAGAAATGACTGATTCTAATAGAACGCCACGCGAAGCGTCAACTCGCGCAAAGACCCAGCGGCGCAAGCCTTGGGCACCGCCTTCAAAGTTGGAGGCACCCGATGCACCGGAAGGTTACAAGCATCGTTGGATTCGTACATCACTTCGTGGTGAGGATGACAAGATGAATGTAAACGCCAAGATTCGGGAAGGTTGGGAACCTGTAAGGGCTGATGAATATCCTGAGATGTTGGGTAAGTATCCTACCATTGATGATGGTCAGCATGCAGGGGTAATAGGAGTAGGTGGTTTAATGCTTGCTCGTATCCCAGAGGAAACGGTCGAAGAAAGAACTGAATATTATCGGGAGCAGACCCGTCAACAAATGGAAGCCGTGGACCAAAGCCTGATGAGGGAACAACATCCCTCAATGCCTATTCATTCGGATAGGAAAAGCCGTGTATCATTCGGAGGTAAGTCAAATGGCTGACCTCCTACAAAACAAGGAGTAAGCAATGGCAAACGTCAATGTTGCCTTCGGCCTCAAGCCGATTAACACTGCTGGTAGCACTCCAGCTACAAGTGGTGTGAATGCATATCCTATTGGTGCAAGTGCTGGCGCAATGTTTCAGGGAACTGCGGTAAAGTGTGACAACGGTGGTTCCATCGTTGTGGGCTCTGCCTCAGGGGATACTGTAGCATTTGTTGGTGTGTTCCAAGGATGTGAATTCGTTTCAGCCTCAACCGGAAAAAAGACTTTTTCAAATAACTGGCCCGGTTCAGGAAGTGCAAATACATCATTCCCAATCACAGGGTATGTGTATGACAACCCACTTCAACGCTTCATCGTTGCAACTGATGCGACATTTACAAATGAAGCAACCGCTCAAGCAGCTATCTTCGAGAACACACAGTTCGACGGTGGCGCAAGCGGAAGTACAACCACAGGAATTTCATCTGCAAAGATGGATGTAGCCACTCTTGCATCTAACAACCTATCTCTTCCATTGAAGATCGTAGGAATTTTAGACGATGTAGACAACGAGGACTTCGCATCCGCAGGTATTCCTATGATTGTAATGATCAACAACCATGCATTGCTTCAGGCCGATTCTGAAGCAGCAATTTCATAGGGAGTTAGATAAATGGCTATTTCTCGCGCACAACTTGCCAAAGAATTAGAGCCCGGTCTAAACGCTCTCTTTGGAATGGAATATGACCGATACGAAGGTCAGCATGCTGAAATCTTTGACACCGAGTCTTCTGACCGGGCGTTTGAAGAAGAAGTGATGTTGTCAGGTTTCGGTGCAGCACCTGTAAAGGGTGAAGGCACAGGTGTCAGTTTTGACGATGCCAACGAAGCTTACACTGCTCGTTACAATCACGAGACAGTGGCAATGGCCTTCTCAATCACTGAAGAAGCAGTTGAGGACAATCTTTATGATCGTCTTGCTTCTCGGTACACTCGTGCCCTTGCTCGTTCAATGGCACACACAAAGCAGGTAAAAGCTGCCGCAGTTCTTAACAATGCATTTGCCGCTGGCGCTTTCGCTGGTGGTGACGGTGTTGCTCTCTGCGCCACTAACCACCCGCTTACGAATGGTGGCACATTCAACAATGAGCCAGTGACTGCCGCTGATCTTAACGAAACTTCTTTGGAAGATTCACTGATCAGCATTGCTGGATTTGTTGATGAGCGCGGTTTGATTATTGCCCTTAAAGGCATGAAGCTTATCGTTCCTCGCCAGCTTCAGTTTGTTGCCGAGCGTCTGCTTGTCTCTAACCTCCGGGTTGGAACAGCCGACAACGACACAAACGCAATCAAGTCTTCAGGCATGCTTCCAAACGGTTATGTAGTCAATGACTTCCTAACTGATGCAGACGCATTCTTCATTAAGACTGATGCGCCAAACGGCTTCAAGCACTTTGAGCGTATGGCTCTGTCAACTGCAATGGACCCAGACTTCGACACTGGTAACATGCGGTACAAAGCTCGTGAGCGTTACAGCTTCGGGTTCTCAGATCCTCGCGCAGTGTTCGGTTCACCGGGCGCATAAGTGTAGGCAAAATGATATTAAAGGGCGGCTTCCATGCTGCCCTTTTTTATTGTACAATGTTTTATTCCTGACAACTGCATTGGGCGGTTGACACTAGCCACGACAGGAGACTTAAATGGCTACTACTACTTTCTCTGGTCCTATTAAGGCCGGAACTATCAAGAACACAACAGGCACAACAGTTGGAACTAACATTGCGAATGTTGGTCAAGTTGTTATGGCTCAGACATTTTCAGCAGATTTATCAGGCGGTGCATTAGCAGCTAAAGTTACTGACGTTGTTATCCCTGCAAACTCTCAGATCATTGACTGCGTACTTGACGTTATTACAGCATCAAACACTGCAACTAACCTTAGTGTTGGCGACACTGCTGGCGGTGCGGCTACAGTCCTTAATACATTCGCAATCGGGACAACGGCGGGGCGCAAGTATCCAACAA